ATGTATTGTAATCTTCAATGGGATTAACATCTCTATCGAAGAACTGTTCCATAGGCATTAGTCCATCTTTCTTGGCTGTAGCAACACCAATCAGTTCTCCCAGGTCGTTCCATGAAGAATATCTATGTTATAATTGTTACTTTAATTTTAGCCCATTTATTGAAAGAATTTCCATTGTTACTAATAGACCGAATATATATGTATGGATCTACATTAAAATTGTCAGGAACAAAATACTGAGATCCAAAAAAGCCAGAGTTTGCCACAAGTAACGTTCCAAACTTATATGCTCCTGTAGGGAAGTTATTGGTTGTGGAATCGTCCACATTATAAGCTCCGGCTATAGCTATGTTGCAGTCTTTTATTGCAAACCGTCTTCTTATCCACGTATCATTTATTCCGATGAGTTCTCCCAGATCGCCAACAGGCAGAAATTCTTGTCTAAATTCCTACCTGTGTGAGCGTACTAATATCTATATCTACTTTAGTTGCTGAAATGGTATTATTCATCGGTATGCGGTTGGCAAAATATGCAACAGCGTATCCCCACCCGCTCACGTAAACATAGTAATTGTAATCATTATCTCTATATATTCTTATTGATGATGGACCAGAATTATGCGTAATACATAAATTATTACCACCGCCATGTCCGCAGACAATAGAGTAGTCATCTACTATTTCCGAATTACCTTCACCAACAATCTTAACTACCAAATTTAAATTCCTTGTAAAATCAATCCTATATAAGGTTGCAGATCCTCTACCTTCTGCCATCCTTATATAGTTTTCATTTTGCAGAAGTTCTCCCAGGACTTTCGCGGCAGCCGAAGAAGATGTCAAAGTTGGGTTCTTGGAACCGTCCAAAGTACGGAGCCAAGAGAAGGTGTCGGACTGGGGCAACTGGTCCTCAAACTCATCTGTTCCGGCTGCCGCAGCGGCAGCAAATGTTGATATTTCTGATGCAGCGGAAACAATCCGTGCGGAAACTAATTCTGTCATCTCATCGACGGTCACCTGTCGTTCGTTGCCGTTTTTATCCACAGCTTTAAAGCCAACTATATTTTCTAAATTCAAATCACTCATAATATCAATTTTATAAAGTTCTTATATAAGTTTTCCACGCTTTTGAAGTGCCGCCAACCGATTTGTACAGCTTCTTCCTGCCACTTTTTATCTTATAACGGGAAAGGTTGTTCCCGTCATAGTTCACGGGATAATCCGGATTGCCCTCGTTGGCATACGCCTCCATTTCGTATTTTATAGTATAATATGCCGAGCTCGCAGGATGGCAGATAGGGTTTCCCTTGATCCACTCGACAAAATACCGCCAGTAGTATTTTACCCATGAGCCGATAACCTGTGCCTGACGCAGGTGTATGGTTTCGTGCGTCATACTCTCCTTACCCGCATAGGTCTGCATATACCTATCTATGTTCTCCTTGTTCTCGGCACGGTATATCATCCGTCCGCACCACATCATGAAACGGTATCCCTTGAAAGGATAATGCTTCATGGGAAGTAGCTCAGGAGTATCAAAATCACCCGGCTTGCTTGAGAACAGCATCTTGATTAATTGCCATAATTCTTTCATACTACTCCTTCTTTTTATCCAGATAATCATTCAGTGAGTCCGCCAGCAGACCGGGCAGCATGGAGGTGGAGCGTCTTATGATATCCACCTCCTCTTCGTCAAGTTCCACACCATCTACAGTCGACTTGAAGATTTTCTCCGCAAGGAGATGCGCCTTCAAGCCCGCTACGTTCTTATATATCCAGTCACCGAAGGCCTCAGTGATGTTACTGGCTATAAGCTTTTCTTTTTTAATCCCATCATAAATAGGGAATTGTGCAAAATTTATTCTCATACTTTATATTTAAATTATCCGCAATAAAACATAACCCAATAATTACCCATACACTTAATGAAGCCGGATGCAAAATCCAAATCAATATAAGACATCTCCTGTCCTCCGGGAGCAGGCAGGATCCGTCCTCCTGTCAATCTTACTCCGCCGCTCATACGTTTGAAGTATATAGTATGTCCCGGAACATCCGGAGGAAGCGTCACTTCTATATTGTCTCTATTAATAAACATCACATTATCATCGTTGTTGTTCAATGAAGCTTTGACAGAGATATTCCTCCAGTTGCCAACTATGCCACGAAGAGAAACATAGCTGTCATTGTTCGGATGAAGGAAAATGTTACCTCCCTCCACGAATAGAGGAATGCTCGGAGTCTTGATGTGCATCCCGATCATGGCATTTGGACTCTGTATGTCAATTCCAGCATCATACTTAATCCCTTCAATGGTGACAAACTGCGTGTTTCCCCCGATTCTTACGTTTGCAAATGTCCTTTCGTTATAAAACTCAATTTGTCCGGCAGACAAATTGAAACCGACGTATTTATTTGTTTCATTTTCATAAAGGATCTTTGAGGACAATACCCCCGAAATGATGGAGAACGGGCCAATACGTCCTTTATCCGCCGTGATTGTTCCTGTAATCTCTGCTAATTTACATTTAAAATACCCGGTTACGCCGTTGATAAGAAGAGTTTCACCTTTGTCATTAAAAGATTTGAGAACCTTGTCTTTGAACATGAAGCCGGCTACATTCGCACCATCGGCAAACAGGGTGTCAGTGGCGATATTCACAAACTTCTGCATGGCTTCCCAATTGGAATCACCGTTGACAGATGTGGGTGCAGCGGTAACGGAAGCGCCGTAATTTTTTACAAGGAAATTATAATAAACTCCCCCTATCAGATATATGACCTTATCCCGGTAATCCGCATTCCAGACGTAAGTCTGTCCGGAAGCCCATACGCCTCTGTCACGGGGAAACGCCCCTGTTGCTCCTGTCGCTCCTATGGAACCATCATTTGCAACACCCACCCCTTTTTCAGCGACAAAATTATTATTCCATGCGTTTGCGTCCGACGCGGATTTATAAGCCCGGACGGCAAACTGGGTGTATCCGGCTGTCGCTGGAACGGATATCTGATTGCTTAGGGTAGCACCTACGTGAGCCAGCCAGCTTCCGTTGTATTTGCGGGCTGCCAGATAAAGCGTGCTGCACGTGCTTACATTGCCTGCCACATTCTGTTTGCAAGTGACAAGGAATCCAGACGGGGATGGCGTGCCTGTTGAAGTGAAGTTGATCACGCTGACAGGACTGTCCAGCCAGTAGGATGCCGACGGTCCGACGGGAGCAACCATCTCCTGCCAGTCCGCATGTACCGTCCGGTTCGCAGATCTGCCGGCGAGGATGTATCCGCCGTCTCTTTTCCTGCGGAGTCTGCCGTTTCTGAACTTGGCGATTTTAATCGGAGGGTTGGAGGTTTCAACCTTGCTTAAGTAAGATCCTCCGGCAAACGATACTGTACTGTTCTTGGCATACGGAGTATTGGCGGATTCCCAATGACCGGCTGCTGTGATGCTCTCACCATCCTTTCCGTCACTGCCGTCCACAACCATCGGGACAGTTTCGACATCAACCGCCTGACCGTTCACGTAGAACACGAACTTCAAGCTACTGGTAAAATTACCGGAAGCCACCCCGACACCATCACCGATGGGAACCTCGGCCGCACCGTCACGACTGTACTTTAACTCCCCGTCCGTTGTGGCCGTAGTGACCGCACCGACTGTCTTCATACGCCGACAGGATACCGAAGCTACACTGTAACCGCCGTTCTTGTTCTTGCTGACCATCGTGGCCGAAGTGACAAGGCTATAAATTACCGCATCGGAACCGTCCGCCCCGCCACGGACACCGGTTATCTTGAAAGTCAGTTCACGGGTATAGAGCTGCCCGTTCTTCATTGCAGCCAGTGTGATGGTGACCGTATTCTGTTCCGGAACCGACTTTCCGGCAGCGACGGATATCGCCACCGCTCCGGTGGCCTTGCTTGTGCTTGCCGTGAAACCGGCAGGCGTGCTGACTGTTAAAGTCTCAAGGGTGAGTTTCTCGGTACCGTACCACATGGATACATGGGTAGTCCATGACTGTGCGGAAGTAGTAACACCGGTACTGGTAAGAGCGACGCTCACCATCTCATTGTCAAGGTCGGCCATGATATTCGACTCCCCGTCCTTACTCCAACGGTGCACAGGGGCCGGAGTGCTCCATTCACTCCATACTCCATCACGCTTCACACGTTTGCACGCCCATTCCACCTGATGGTCTGCATCCACGCCAAGAAAATCATCTGTCCAGCCTTCCGGTATATAATCATCCTGCTGCTTCGAATCCGGCTTGTCAGGGGTAAGGCCGATGATGTTGGTACGGGTGTAGATCCACTCGTAACCTTTGCCGTCCTTACCGTCAGTCCCGTCTTTGACCATGACCATCCACAAACCATTCCGGTATATGTAAGTACAATGGTCAGCCGTATTTCGGTAGCTGTCACCCTCCTTGGGATTGGACGGATGGGATGCGAACTCACCCAAGAAGGTGATACTCTCACCTTTAAGTTCACGACCGTCCAGCAGCATCTCCCAGTCTTCATGCACGGTCCAGTCGGCTGATTTCCCGGCAAGGATATAACCGCCATCCTTTTTCTTTCGATAATTGCCGTTCCTGAACCTTGCAATTTTAATCGGAGGATTGGATGTTTTCACCTTGGAGATAAAAACACAGCCCGCCAAAGTGACCATGGTATTGACCTCGTATGGGGTCTTAGAGGATTCCCAATGACCGCCACCTATTACAGACAGTCCCGGATCACCCTTGTCACCTTTGGCGGCTGATACAAGCCAGTCCGGATTGTTTTCGGATGGCTCGGAAGTAGTGCCCTTGTCATTGACGCACAACCATGTGGAACCGTTATGGGGCACACGGGAATAATACGCATACTTCCTGCCCGGCTCCCAGCTAGGGAAGTCGATAGGAACGCGGACTGTGCTACCGGTAATTTCATCAATTTGAAAAATCAATCCCGTCATGATGATATCCTGCAATACTGCCGAGAACCTGTCGCAGTTGATCCCGTTGATGGTCATACCCTTCTTCTTGCCGAACCAGCTCTTCATCTGTGCCGGCTCCGGGTCCCAGGTGTTGGCATTGTCAACAAGGGTGATGCAGCAGTTACCGTCACGCACGTCTATGATGATATAAGTCTGACGCTCCTTGTCGGTGAAGTTCCCCGTCTGTCCGAGACGCATCTCGTTATGGGGAACGAACTCATATCCGGGACGCGGAACCATCACGAATGTCTTCTCGTCGTAATCTGCGGAAGTGATACGGTACTGTATTTTCCGGAAACCAATAAAGTCACCGGTAGTGACGCTTTTGTCATGCCAGAAGCCTAGGAGGATATCGTCCGGCTTCTGTCCCAGCGGTACACCATCCTCCAGATCAGGGATGACAGTATAGCTGCCGTCACTATTGGCGACAAAGCTTTTTATCTTCAGCCCTCCGCCGGGACTTATAGTATTATATCCTTCAAAATAGGTCTGACGGTTGAAACGAAGTTCTGGTACACTCAGAGAGCTGCGCAGGACCAAAGCCTCCAGCTCGGCACGGGCGTCCTCACCGATGTAACCTCCAGAAACACCGGTAACGAAATCACCGAACTTGGCGTATTTCTTGATGACGGTTCCGCCCAACAGGGATAATAGGAAACCGGTGCGTTCCTCCGTATCCTTGCGCATGAACATGATCAGCGAGCGCAATGCGGAATACACGTTATGGTCTGTTGCTGGGGTGGAGTCGTGGCTTCCGATCACATACACACCGCTGCCACCACCGCCCGTATAGGTCTGTCCCTTCAGGGTAAGGCTCTCAACCTTTTCCTCCAGCTCCCCGATACGGGAATAGGCGGCGGTTTCCCCGACAGTATAAACAGGTGAGTCAAAGGAATAATCAAGATTGAATTCAAATCCGATAACCCTTGACTGCCTTCCGTTTTCAAAATAAGCCTTGTTGATAAGGTTGACCTTTTGACCGATGCTATAGAAATTATGAACGCCATCCTCACGGTATGCGTCATTTGACATCATCGTGCAGCCATAGGTACTCGGGTCTATCTTGGATTTGGCAGCGTACTTTTCAGTCTTTTCCTTCAACTCCTGCTCGGCGGCACCCACAAGCCCCAGCTCGGTTATTTTCGTACTGTCCCAGCCGGAAAGCACATATTCATCTCCATCTTGGGGAAAGAGCACATCACCGGGAAGCGGTCTGCCATAGTCCTCATTCCTGACTATCTCCCAAAGCTGTGCCTCAGGGTTCCATCCGCCATCCTCCAATTTCTCCGGCTTTCCCTCAGGATTGAACTTCACGGCAAACTCCAAACCGTTGAGAAGCCCGGATGCGAAACGTATCCTCAGCTCCTGACCGGGGAGGATATATTTCTCGGAAAAGTTAACACCCGTGTCCCTAAAGCGGTAGGCATTCCATTTTTCCTCGGTGGTTGTGCCGTCCTCATTCTCCACCTTGTCCGTCACTTCGATAGTGGTGACATCCGACATGATGCCTGTTCTTCGAGGATAGACTTCATCGAAGATAACCACCTGCTCGACGGCTTCCTCGGTAGTCATATTAGGGTATGCATCAATGTAGGGAATACCCTCGGGCAGCATTAATCTTTTCTGAACCACACCATTCACCACCACCGTTTCATCAACGGGGCGGTAATTTGAAGGAATGTTCCTTGTAGAACCGAAAGCATAGATTCTCGTTGCGTAAGTCGATTGTGAATCCGAACGGGACATTTCCTCTACATTTACACCGATCTCCCAATTAACAGGATCACCGAACTCACAACGCCCGAAATGGATGATGTTTTCAGTCACCCAACATTCGCAATCCCATTTCTTCGCCATCTCAAAACAAGCGTCAAGGATGTTGATGTTATCGTAACTCATCAACTGGGACTTGTTTTCGACTGTGGAATCAATGGAGAAAACAAAATCCTGTCCTTTGTATGTGTAACCAAGAGCTTTCAAATTTCTAAGGACTATACCGGCTTGTACGTCAAGCGGGGCGGTCAGGTTCCAGGACGCTTCCTGTCCGGCCGTCTCCGGGGTATATTTGAAGATTTTGTTTTTCCATTTCCAGTAGTAGGCGTCAAGTCTTAATTCGTAATCGTAGCCGGCGGTATTGGTGTTGAATGCGGGCTTCTGCAAGTCGCACACCTCGAACAATCCGAAGTTACATTCCACGTATGAGCCAAGTTTGAAATATATGGGATTCTCTAAGGAGAACTTTAACATGATGTAGTCCTCCTTCATCAGAGTGAACTTACGCTTGCAGCCTTCATTGATCAAAGTTGTAAGCAGGATAGCACCGGATATGTCTTTGATGTCGATTTGTTCCATAATTAAGTTTTGTGTGCCTTTACACAATGCTGAACAAAAGTATATATTTTATTTGAAAATCAAATATAATATCAAGGGGAATTTCTGTTATTGGGATTAGGCTCATTCAGCTTCAGCACGAATTTTCCTATGCCTTGCATGAATTGGCTGAACTGGTTACAGGAAATATAAATAGTCCTGTAAACTATATTGGGCTGATACTTTGTCTTTATTTCAAGTATTCCTTTATCCAACTCATTACAAAAGCTGTCATACCTTGCAAAGAATGTATCTTTATCAGGGGCTGTCAGGTTTATCTGTAATGTAAGATCGCGCTCGTCCTTTTTGGGATCAGCTGTTATCACACGCTTTCCATGCTCCATTCGGCTCTTGTTCTCAATGAACTCCTTATTGGGTGCTGGGGTCATGAGGGCGGACAGTGCAGTGTCATCCATGCTTATTCCCCATGTGGTATAAGCGTCCTTTCCATTAATAAACAGTTCTTCTTGTGGCATATTTATATACTTTTTGTATTTTTCGCTATTTCGTCAAGCTTGTTTCCAAACTTATAAATTAGTTTGGTGTATTTGTTAATACTTTCAAGGTGACCGTTGGATGAAATCATCAGATTTCTTATCTCAGTCAACATTGTATTGTTGTCTTTGGCAAATGAGGATATGGCTTGTGCCACCGCCAGCGTATTCAGCATGGCATTTTTTATTTCTTCTCCTGCAATCTGCAATGCTGTAAACCTACCGTTCAACTCTTCGCCTGTATCTTGACTCATTGCCTGAAAACCTTTGGATGAAGCTGACTGGGATGTTGATTCTTGCGAAATCTTGTCATATCCGGTTGCTGCGGCAAGCTCGTCACGGAGCTTCATGGCTTCGTCCACATAACCCATGTATTCA